AAAAATTTTTAGACAATGAAGAAGAATATTATAAGTTTTTTGATGAAGAGGTATTAAAATATGGAGGAAAACTTAAATATTTTTTAAAAGTATTAGAACTGCAATCAAATCAAATGCAAACTCATATGCTAGAACATATATATTATGAATTAGAAATAAATTGGAGGTAAAAGAAGATGAAGAATTTTATACAGGCATATAGTTTAGTCAAGAAATATGGTGGCATCATCAGTATCATCATAGAACTCATAGTCTTGATCGAGGAGAGTGGCAAAGATAAGAAGCTATCTCCAAAAGAAAGAAGTAATATTATGAGAAAGCTTTGGCAAATAACTTATGCTGTTAAAGACAATATAAAATGATTAAGTTAAAGTTTAATCAAGCATTAATTGATGAAGCTTTAAATAAGTCGAAACAAATAGGAGTTTTAAAAGACTCTTTTAGAAAGGGAAAAGGTCAGCAACATGGATTGCTTGCAGAGTTTGTAGTCAGAGAATACTTTAAAGATTTAATAAAACCTACAGAAAATTTTTATAATAATGATTTAACTATTGCAGATTATAAAGTAGAAATTAAATCTAAAACACTTAAACAAGTTAAAGATATTACTGAATGGTCTATTGCAAAAACAAGTTCATTTCAAAAACCTGATTATTATTTTTTTGTTAATGTAAATTATAATGAAAATATTAAAAATACTAATGAAATTTATTTAGCAGGGTATATAAGTCATAAAGATTTTTATAATAAAGCTATTTTTTTCCCTAAAGGATATCAGCATAAAGGAGGATTTACTTCAACAGGGGGTAAATCTCCTATAGATCATTATAATATATTTCAATATCAATTAACTTGTGTAAGTAAGACTACTATTTTTGGACAAGGTAATGAAGTACAATTGAAATTAAGTATATGAAGTAGAGTACAGGAGGACAGCCGAATACTCTACTTCATTATATCTGTGCACAAACTCCTGCAATAATAAGGAGCAGTACAGCAGTAAAAAATACTTCTTTACTTATTGTTTTGGGTTGATTTCTTTTATTGTTATGATTGTTTTTTGTTCGCCTTTTTTGCACTTCTCAAAATCTCCTGTAATCTTTACATATGTTGGTGAGTCATCAGGTATTAATCCTGCATTTACTATGCCATCTAATGTAGCTTTCATTCCGAATATAAGATTATCAACATCAACATCTCTATTGTTATAGAACATATATTCAACATGAACTTTACCATCAAAGTTATCAATGCCGGATTCAAACATAGCATCTTTGGTCAACCACATAGCCATCTCTTTTCTCTGCCTTCTTAGACTATTAAGTGTCTGATAATGTGCTCTAGTATTCCCTCTTATTTGTGCAGGTGGAATATCATACAGGACTATTACGACTTTGTTTTTCGTTAATGCCTCCATCTTTTGCCTTGTTCCTTATGTATGTATAATCTACTCCGGCTATATCTGTCCAATATGAACCACAGTACTTTTCATTATAAGGACTTGAATGGGTTTTGCAAATACCACTAAAGTAATCTGCACCTTCTTCCTCAAATCCACCTCTTAATATTGCTCCTAATAATTTTATTATAGGATCATTGGTTGGACAATTAATTAATTTTTCATTCGGTCTAGCAATTTTCCAAGGTTTAAGAGAGTATTTATTTTTAGCTTTATATTGTCCTCTTGGCATTATTCTATTTCATCCTTTATATATTTAAAACATGTTCGGCCATCTTTGTGTCCTGTATGTCCTATTCCTAATCTATATTTTAAAATATTCTTTATATCTGTAGTAAGTATACTATCTATATCAGTTAAAAAATGTCTACTCCAATGCTCTGAGGATTTCCATCCTGCATGGGGTTTATCTATGCCTATGGGTAATATCAATTCTATTTTAAAGAATTGATCCGTGTCCTTGTCTTCATGTATGGGACAATCATCTATTTCAAAATCGTAATAGTGTTTAGCTATACTGTTCCTCTTGTTCGTTATTAATAATACTTTCTAATATCATACTTTGGTCATTACTTAAACTAACAATCTCTACTTTCTGTGTTATGCCAAATGCCTCTTCATCTAAATGGAATTTTATATTATAAACCCTAGGATTTTCTTTCTTGTTATTAGTCTTAGTATGTTTCAACACTACTTCCATTTCGTTTTTTATTTCATCTAGTCTGCTATTTACACTCCATAAATTCCTAGCTAAGTTTACTTTGTATACTGTTCCTATAGGAGAATCTGAATTACTTTTAGATACATGATCTATTCCTAGCACAGTTACTCCAAGACTTCTTAATGAATTAGCTAGTTGCATTGAAGCATCAGCATCATTGATCTCTCCTGCTAAAGCACCACCGAAACTATCTACTATAATTAGTTTAATATTATTTTCAACTATCATATCTGCTATTGTATCTTCTTCATTAACAAATTTATCTTTACACCTATAATAAAGAAATTCTGTTTCTTTAATACTAGGATGTGCTATAGCCATACCTTCTTTGATTCCTTTTAATCTTTCATTAAGATCCTGCTCTTCACTTTCCCAATCAAGATATAATACATTTCCCTGATCGGGATTCAATCCTGCATATGATTTGCCTGATTGAACTAAGAGTCCTAAGAATACTGACAGATATGATTTACCACTACCACCTGCTCCGTAAATAATATTAATAGCATTTTTACGAATGAATGGAAACACATAATGTTTTTCTTCATTTATTACAGGTATGTTTCCAATCTTAATAGATTCAAAGTTACCACCCTTATACTTGGAAACATTAACAACTAATTGTTCCATAATTCGTGGCCAATCTATATCAAATAAATCATCTGTCATTTCCTTGAGTGCTTTGATTATAGTATTAAGAGATTGTTGTGAGGTAAGATTGATTTTCCTAATCATTAAGTGATTACCTAAATTAGTTCCCATTATTTTATTAGGAAGATATTCTATTAATACTTCACCCGATAAACCTGTAGTACTTTTGTCACTAATTTTTCTTACTACCATCTTAATCCCATCATCTTCCCAAGTAAGATATATTTTACTTCCGGTTGCCTGTACTATAGGTTTACTCATTCTCTTTTCTCCTTTGATCTAAGAAATTTATTTCCTCTAATAATATATCAATCTCTATTTTCTCTTGTATTATAGATTCCTCATCTTGTTGGATTCTGCTTTCATAAGTTCTAATTTTACTTTGTTTAGTATTTACTATATCTTTTTTTATTTGTATAGATCTTACTAATGTATCATAATAATTATTAGACATTTATTCCTCCTTGCCAATTACTTTTATTACTTTTATTCTTCTTAAACTTATTCTTCTCTACTAACTTAGCTACTTTCTCTTCAGCTTTATCTGCTGAAGAAAAAGCTAATCTTGCTCTCATGTCAGCACTTGCTACCATATTATGTATTTCTCTTACAATATTCATTGTGTCTAATAACACAGATCTCATCTCCCGATTCTGTTCTGTGCAATCGCAATGATTATGCAATACAACTTTGTCAGCTAATTCACTCATATCATTCCTCTTCTCTTATTTGTTTACGAACCATAATATGTTTAATTTCTCCTAAGGTTATACAAAGTGCAGCAATATGTGATGCTACACTTCTTATTGAAGCATTTTGTTCAAATGTTGCCTCAGCTAAAAAAGCTATATCTTTATTTAGATTAGTAATTAATTTTTCGGATATATTTATTTCACTCATAGTTTTTATCCTGCAATTCATTTTCAAAATCTTTTAATCTTTTCTTTAATTCTCTTGCCTCAAGTTCTTCATCTACATGTGTCATAATGTCATCAGAGTTACTATTTGCATAGCTTGCAGAGTCTTCTGCATTAGATACAGCACCATACATTTCATCTAGTTGGTACCTTATATCTCCTATATACTCTTCGACATCAGAAAGATCTCTTGTCATTCTCTCTATTACAATATCTATAATTGCTTGTTCTCTAGGAGTGAATTTATTTATGTAATCTTCCATTAAAAGATCTTCTAATTCTCTTTGCTTTTTTCTAGCTTCATCAGCTTTTCTTTGTTCTTCCTCAGACCATTCAGGTATGTCATCTAATTTTATATCACTCATATTATCCTCTCGATTTGAATTTTGTATTATCAGCTATTGTTTCTACAGCATCTGCAATTCGTTCTATATCTACTTTCAATGTTTTATTAATTTCATTTAATGATGTTGAAATATCAATCAATGAATTATCTATTGCCAAAAAAAGATCATGCCATTTATCTTGATCCATAGGTTCACTCATTAAGTCCACCTCCTGCAGGGTATCTCTTGTCTAGTTCAGCTATCAACATATCACTCATGCTTAAGGCTCTGTCCATATTACCATGTACTTCTACAGTACAATCATATGTCTTGATTCCTTTAACAGAAGTAGATACATTAATTCTAATCCTATCTTGTGTTTTATTAATTTCTTCCCAATCATTTGGTACTGTCATTTCTTCCTCTCTTTTTATGATTGTTATTATAATAAACTTTATAAAAATGATTGATCCATTTCTTTACGACAATTCTTTTTTGTCCTTCAAATACAGATCTATATCCGTTGTAATACTTTTGTATGTCAAAAATTTTTTTCATATAAAAATTGGCGAAGGAGTAAGTATTGAGTTAACCTAAGTACATTCAACTAAACTTAGGTGCCTGTTAGCCAACAGAAACACTTACTCCTTCTAAAATATCCCTAAAATAAATTAACTCTCACTTGTTTAGAGTTAATTTATTTTATTATTGAGTTAGGTAATTGAAAAAGTTATCAGAATTTTCAAATATATCTGCTAAACTAGTAGATCCATCTGCTAATTTATTATTTAATTTTGCAGCTTCTATTTGAACTGCAGCTTTTAATGCTACTGCTCTAGCTATCTGTTCATCTTTAGTTGCTGTACTTGTAATAGTATTAGTTGCCATTGGTGTTGGTGTTGTCACTTGATTCTCCTCTATGTTAGGGGTTGGTTGTGTGTTGGGTTCTAATTCTGAGAAACTCATAATTTCCCAATCCCAATTGTGTCTTATTAAAGATCCGTCAGCATTTTTGCCTTCTTTAATAACTCCTTCTCTAGTTTGACCTAGTCTTCTTCTTCTCATTTCTGTTGAATAAGATTTATTCATCTCAGGTTTTCCCATTCCTACAGGAATCCAATACTTCTTGGAATAATATCTGTCTATTTCTTCAGCCTTTGCCTCTATTTCGTATTGTTCATTGCCAAACTTATTAGAAGGTACAACAGATAGTATATCTAATTTAACAGTTAGTTCTGCTTCATTAGATTTTGGTTCGGGTGGGTTTGTATTTAGTATAGCCGGTATTTGGTTTACCACTTACTTCTCCTTTATTTTTAGGGTTAGTTTTTTCTTGGAAAATTTTAATGTCACCATATTTTCTAGCCTCATTTACAAATGTTTCCCAATTATTCTGACTTTTAGATCGTAAGTCATCAACAAAGAAATACTTTAATGCAACTCCATATCTATTCACTACTTCTCCTTCGTATTCATTGAAGAATTTTTGTGTGAAGACATAGGTATCGGGATAGATTCTTTCGTTATGTTTGTTTGTCTGTAATATCTGAACATGTAATTCGTCATACCCTTTCATGCGACTTGGTGCTAGTCCAATCATTCTTTTCTTAGCACTTCCATTCCAAATAGGGGTGCGAATATCATAGCGATTAATTCTTTTGGTAGTCATTACCTTTCTCCTTTAGTATTATACCATTTTTATTCACTCTTTTCCACCAACTATCTACATCTTCGCCATCATCACATTGTTCTAGTGTGCTTGTAATGCCATTGATTAGTAAGTATCTTATCATTGAATCTATAACAGCAAATTTATGTGACCTACATGGGAATCCTCCCATGTCATTTATATCACAGGATAAACCTTCTAGTATTTCTCTTCCTAATTCTCCTAACTGCCTTATTTCTTTCTTAGTTAGCTGACTCATTTAAGCCTCTCTTACTTGTGGATATTTTTTCATTAACTCTGAATAATTATCCATGATTGTTAATATCTGATCTTTGGTTAATTCTCCTCTAATAATATACTCATGGCTCCTACCTTCCTGTAGTTTCTAGTAGGCATTAAGCTGTTTATAAAGTTCTCAAGGAACTAACAGGAACTTCACCAAGAGTATTAAATAAAATAGAGAGTAGTCTACTATCTGTACTCATTTTCAACTACTCTCTCATAATAAAGAAAGAGCTGTATTTCTACACTTTCCACTTTCTTTAAATAAATAAAGAGAGCTGTTCCCAATGAACATTTAATATTGTCAGCTACCACTTATTGTGGGGGGTATCTAAACCACCTTTCATCATACAACAATAACTCTCTCAATAAAGAATGATCTAACAGGTGCACACTTAGCTGCGGCGTTCATTCTTTAAACAAATAGAGAGAGCTGTATATCTCGCATGATACCATTTAATATTGCCCATCAAGCCTACGCAATAACTCTCTCTGTCAATTAAGGGACTAATTTAAAACCCTTCACTTAGATTAATTCTAATCTTTTTACTTGAAGGGCTTGTAGTTTTATTTTTATTTAAACCTTTCAAATATTTATCATAAAAGAATGATAACCACATAGAACTAGTTCGATTATGTTTTGACCATTCTGTCAT